AAACTGTATTGCTGGTTGAGTTACAGATATAGAAGGAGTAGGAGATTTAGAAGGCGTAGCAGTAATACTAGGTGTAATACTAATACTTGGAGTGACACTAGGCGTAGTAGTAATACTTGGAGTGACACTAACAGATGGTATAGTAGAGCAATCTGTTACTGCTTGAATAACACCGCCTATACTTACTAATACCGCCCAATAAGTAGAAGCTCTACCTATTTTGAAGAAACTTGGAGAACCAATTCCTGGATTCCATGCTGTTGTAAGAGATGTGTTCGTGTACAGTTGAGCTCCATTAGCAGGAATATTTCCAGCGGCTGGAGACTGATATAATACTTGTCCTATTAAAGTATCGCTTTGAGAGCAAGCTGTGAACGAATCCGCATAAGGCGTGGGAGCTGCTCCAAATGAGCCTTGAGTGGATGTACCAAACTGTACTGCTGGAGGAGTTACGGATATAGAAGGAGTCATGGATACGGATGGAGTTCTACTAGGAGTCACACTAATTGATGGAGTAATGCTAATTGATGGAGTAATACTAATACTAGGAGTTACACTAGGAGTCACACTAATAGATGGAGTTATGCTAATACTAGGAGTTTGACTAGGCGTTATGCTAATAGATGGAGTAATACTAATACTAGGAGTAATACTAATTGAAGGCGTTATAGATATGCTTGTACTAATACTAGGCGTAATACTAATTGATGGAGTTCTAGATACACTTGGACTAACTGTAACAGACGGAGATGCTGAAACTCCTGGTATGTTAATTGTGGTATAAACTGTATCGCAAACTCCTGCTATATCATACAAATACATGTAATTTGCTCCTGTTGTAACTCTTACATCAAATCCTGAAACAATTTGTGAAGACGTTAATGTACCTATGTTATTTCCATTGCTATCCAAAGCCGGAATCAAAGAGCCAACACTACCAGTTTCATCGTAGTATGCCATAAATTTATCAGCGCTTACTCCTGTAGCGGTAGCTTTTATAGTTACGTATTGATAAGGCTGTTGGACTAAAATACTAGTTGCGCTTAAACCTCTTATTTTACAATCAGTAATTTTAACTTCTAATTTGGCAGGATCCGAAGGAGTAGAATATGTAGACTTTACAGTAAAGAACGAATTATATGTTCCTACTTGATTCGTTTTAGGATCTGTTTCTCTAAGTGTAATATTTGCATTAGCGGTGTTAATACTTACGCTAGGAAAAGGTTGACCAAAATAACTGGATAGCGCTAAAGACGCATTATCTATAGGAGCACAATCTCCTGTAGCGTCAGAAAGCGGATTAAATGTTTTAGGATTTTGAGTTATATCAAAAGTGTAATATTTGTCAGAAACGTTTGGTCCACCGTCCATTACGCAATAATAATTTTGATTGGTTATTATTACCGTAGCTTGAGGATACAGGATATTACCCACATGTATGTAGCTATTAAAAGCATCAACTACGTTTCCGTTACCGTCGTCTATTAATTTATAACTGGTTCCATCGGCTGAGGCCAATTGAAAACTTTTTCTAGCAATATTCTCACCAGCAACAGTTCTTGGAATAGAAATTATTTTAATTTTTTCGTTTGATCCTGTAGGGAAAATTCTAATGTCTTCATCTCCACTTCCAGAGGCTGCTGTAGATTGCAAATAATTTATATCTGCAGAACCTGTTGAACTTGAAGATCCTGTAAGGAAATTAGAATAATAAAGGTGTCTTACAGACCAATAACGCAACGTTGATGGAGTTGCGGCTCCGGCTGGACTTACTGCTCCGTTTATACCTTTTTTAGCCGAGATACCAGAGTTATTAACGGTTGTGTTGTCGTAAGAACTCGAATATTTAACTTTTATTGGTTTAGCAGCTCCGTTAGAATCTAAAATATTCTTTGCGTTGCTCATTTATTACCAATCTAATTTAACTCTAATTAATGCTTCTTTTGTGAAATCTTTAACAAGTGGCTTAGACATTTTTGCTACTGCCAAAAGTTCGTTATTGGTGTTATATAAACCAACAGTTGTCATGTAGGTCTGAGGACTGTTAACAAAGTTAGGATATATTAAGCTACCTGAAACGTCTATCATTGATGGATTTGCAGTATAATTGTATTCTGCGTTCTTAATTCTTACAAACACATAATCTGACGATATTGTCTCTTCAGAGTTCAATGTGAAAGAACTGCCCGAGTTAATTGTTTGATAAATTAAATCGTGATTCACCCAACCATTTGCTGCTGTAGTAGAAGTAATAAAAGGAATGGCCAAACCACCATTAGCTGTAGTCGCGCTTAAAGCTCTAGGATTCAATACAATTAAACCGATATCTGGTAAGAAAAGACCGTAAGATCCTGATTCTGTGTAGCCTCTTGCAGGAGCTCCTGATAATAGAGGACTATTAACTGCTGTACCGTTAGAACCAGAAATGATATCGTAAGCTCTACCACAATCTAAGTAATTTACAGTAGATATGTCGTTGTAATTATTTGTTAAGAATAAAGTTTGAGCGTAAGTTCCAAATTTCAAACTTAAGTTAAAAGTGCCTGGAAATAAATTTCCTTTATATCTGTTTCTATCTATAGGAATTGCAATTAAATTTAAAGAAGAGGTATTACCTGTTCCAAAATTTACGTTAGCGGTAGCATCTCCATAAATTAGGTTTCTATATTGACCAAAAGTAATTCTACTTGGAGTATTTTGAAGCACTAAAGAGTTTAATGGTGCTGAACCAGAACCGTATATATGACCGTAAGCAACTGAGAATTGTACGGCTGCATTAGAGGCGTTATAAGTAGTATTATATACGTCCAAATAATAACTACTCGTTAGGTTAGATGAAGCAGTGTAGAAAGCAGTCAGAGTCTGAGCGTTAGTACTCCATGCTGGAGCTGTTACAGAATCTGAAGATACTACAAAATCTGATGAAGCAAGTGATGTAAAAGACATATATTAACTATTATAAATTTGTTTTAATGATTGTTACTGGAACACTAATTCTAGCGCCTGAGTCACGGCCTGTTACTATTAATGTTGTTTGTAGTTGAGAATTACTACCGAATAAAGTATTAACTGTAGTAGCTGTCATATTGATTGTAGTACCAATAACTGTTTTACTTACAGTTGTACCTATTGTTGTGGTAGCATTTAAAGAAGCGACTTCTGCTGTGTTAATTCCAACTCCAACAAAGTTACTCATTGTTCTAACGTCTCCGATAGTAACAACGTAGCCTGATTGCTCGTAAGTGCTATTAGCTCCCAAGTAATTTAATGTTTGAGGAGTAATAGAGATAGAAGCTCCTTGACGAAGGCTAATATTGTTATAACCAATATTCAATACCGGTAACTTAGCTGTGCCTCTAGGAAGCGTCACTAATTTATACTTCATGATTTCTGTATCGTCAGGAAAAGCCTGAAGAACTGGCATGTTTTCTATTGCTTCACCGTAGAAGGCTGATCCTGATGGATGATTTGGATTGTACAAAGTGTAATCCACTTCATCATCGGACAAAGAAAATTGAGTAATTTGGAAAGATCCATCGTTTCGTGCCAATAATTCTCGGCCCTTTTTTGTAAGGATGGCGTCTACAACTACTGAGGTGCTACTTAAATAAGACATATAATTTGTGCTTTAAAAATAAATATTGTTAAATTAGGTTTTGTTGCTTTAATGCTTTTACGACGTTACCAGAATTTTCCCTGACAACTGGATCTATATATTGAGGGAATATTAGACCATCGTTAACTATATTGGAAGATCCTGAAAAAGCTAGAATCAAGTTAGTTTCATCAGGAGATCTTTTGAGTACTATATAATTAGATATGTAGCCAGGAACTCCTGAATTAGTGTCTCCAGTATTTAGTGTTCGATCTAAAGTAAACTTATAAAATGGAATATTTCCGGGTGTAGCTCCAGTTATATCTGTATAATAATCTGGTCCTGATACTTCAACTACTCTATATTCAGATTCGTTATATGAACCCCAAGAAGAATTATTATTTTTAAGTCTTATGAGATCCATTTGATTTAGACTGAATACTTTTACTGGGGTATCTATACCTGGTGTAGTTGAACTTTCGATAAATCCATTATAGAACAGAGATTGGGTTGCAGATATTCTAATTGTATTAACATCTATGGCGTACCATTTACTGTCTAGATCCGTAATAGAAGTCGTGTATACATCAGAAGTTGTTGAACCTCCAATTGGATTATATGTTTGTTCGCTGTTTATTGCTACACTATAACTATGACCTGGTTGCCAAGTATTAAGAGTTCCTGCGGATCCTGAATATGAACTATTTATGTATTGATTAAATCTATAAGGAGGAGAAGTAGAAGATGGTACGCCTACCTGAGCTGTATAAGAATAATTTATGTTACTAGATCCTAAAGTATTATTGTATATAGTAAAATTAACGTATGTCAATAATGTACTAGGAGTCGTTCCTACCGCGCTAAAAGTAACTGGCATATATATAGCGCTTTGTACTGGGGATCTTAGTGTCCCTAGAGTCGGGGTAGACCAATAATTTGGATCTCCTGGTGTAATTGATGTATAAGTTGGAATCGTTACGGTCGTAGTAGATTGACTAGGTTGAGTTAAAGCATATATTTTATTATTATTAACTCCATCTGTGCTATACAATACAGGACTATATTTAAAACCTCCTTCGTATAAATTAGAACTAGTATTATTAGTCAATACTTGAGCAGTATTATCGGCTGAACTATAGTCAAATAATGATATATTTACAGTTTCTCCTGACTTAAATATGTTTTGTGTATAAAAGATATTATTATTTTGTTTAGTTAAATCTAATACATTTTGATTATTATCAAAAATATATTTTATCTGTGCATTAACTCTTCCTGGTAATTGGAAAGAAGAAGAGTATGTATCCACTAAATAACTATACTGATATTTTATTTTATCTATTGCTGCAGTTTTACCATAAGAAGAGTCTCCATCGGTGTATGTGGTATAGGTCGCGCTCGTAGTTTTTGATCCATAGTATCTAGGAATCGTGTAACTCTGCATAGCATAATTAGAGTCTTGAAGTTGCGCTAACTGACTATACGGATCTAAATAGTTGGTATAGCTATTAGCAGTTCTATTAGAAAGTGATTGAGTGATTAATCCATAATTACTTGGTTTAACTTGACTACTATCGTAATCCAAATCCAAATAATTTCTTGATTTTACCGAAGCACTAACGTTTTGAAATAGGGCTCCCAAAGATTGCGTAACGAAACTGCCAGCAGAACCGCTAAAATTCTTTGAAATATCGTACTGCTTTTGGAAACTGTTTAAAGTAGTTGCGGTAATTACGGATCCTCCAAATTCTCCAGTGAATTTTTCAACTCCTTGAGAACTAGTAAATGGAACGTAACCAACAGATCCAGTCTTGTAACCTGACCAAGAAGTAGATCCTGATATGATATTTCCTCCCGAACCCGTGATTCCTAATATATCTATTGACTGACTGTAATTATTATAGACCGCAACAGAAGGTTCGTATCTTGGCTGTTTGTTTCTTTCCAACATGTGCGACTTAATAATAATACCAGTCGACACGTCAGCTCTTGCCGGCACAAAATCTTTAATAGCCTTAAATAAACCGTTATTGTAAAATTTGATCAGTCTAATGTACTCCCAAACGCTGTGTTTCTTAGTGTAGTTGTTTTGAAAATAAGAGTCTCTAAGCGTATTCAAAGCAACGTAAGAAGAAGATGCTGCATAACCAGGATTTCCTATGTATTGATCTATTCCTCCTGCAAGTACTCCTGAGGCAGATATATAATTGTTTATAGTATTAGAAGGACTAAAACCAACTTCTATGTTTATTGAATTTAGTTTGGTGTTAGGATCGTAATATTGTAAAGTAGTAAAAGGAGAAAGTAAAGAAGAGGATATGGTTGTGGATCCTGTAACAGAAGCACTTCCAGTATCTATTGTTATTTTATAATTAGTAGAGTCCAAATCGTAAACTCCAGGAATAGTGTTATCTACATTACCTCCAAATTCATCAACAGATAAAATAGTGTCAGGAATACCATAACAAGCAATTAAAGCTTTAATGCCTCTTTGAGTACCTCTAGTCTTTAGTAAATAAGGTAAGTTGTGATAAAGTCTTTTATAAATTTCGTCTTGTACTTGTTGACCTGGTAAAGTAGCAATACTAGAAGTTACGTAATTTGTAATCATTTCCGATCCAGTAGGAGGCAATAAACTTCCATCGGCATTGATACCAAATAAACTATAATAAACGTTATCGGAAATACTCGTGTTAGTGTATAATTGCATTCCCAAACCTCTTAGTGCATCGGAAACCAAATCTAATGAAATTCCAGTATTGGGATTATTTGTAGCATCGAACTTATTAGAAACGTCTTTATAGTACAACCAAATATTATCAAAGTGTTGACCTATCATATCCAAGAAGGTCAAATATGGTTGGTTACTAGAGTCGTCTAAAATGTATTGAGGCGAGGAATATCTTAAAGCGTCCTTATTTGAATAATCGTAAATTGACGCAGAGTATAATAGGGACGCGGTAGTAGCGGTAGTAACAGTATCTGCAGTTCCCAAAAAGTTAGAAACTTGAGAAGATGTAACAGAGTATAGCGTGTAAGGTTGAGTAGTATTTGATTTTGGCCAAGAGTAAGATGAGGACTGAAAATACAAGAAAGTTTCGTAAGGATCTAATTTACTTACTATATTGTTTATTGAGGTTTGAGCGGCTAAAGAAGACGATGAAGCAATTATAGGTGAGACTGCCGAATATTTTTTTGCATTTGCTATGTCTTGATTATAACTTTCTATTAATTGAACTTTGTATTTAAAATTTAAAACTCTTTCAGAAGCATTTGAAAAGTGTATAAAATTAGAAAAATCGCTATAATCAACGTTGATAGCTATCGACTTATCTTGATAGTAGTTCAACATTTTTTGATAGGACGAAGTTACATTACTTGTTAATAAAGTATTGTAAGAGTAGTAAGGCGTAGTTTGACCAACCTTAACAGATGTGGCAACAGAATAATTTGGACCTCTTAATTTGAACCTTTCGTTAGGATCCTCGGCAGGCACTTGAATATTAACGTTGTAGTTTATAGGTTCTGAAACCTTATCTACTATCCACAATTGCGTTTTAACGTCTATATCAGCGTCTAAAGGTTCGTAGAGCTTAACTATTAAATAAGCTCCTTCATCGTCTTGATTAAACGCAACGTTAACTCCAATTGCTAAAGTATTAGTTCCAAAGTTTAAATAAAAATCGCTGTAATAATTCTTGGTAGATATATAATTTTGGTATACATTGAATCCTTCCAAAATTCCTGAATCACTGATAACTTGAGAAGCCAGTTTGATCTCTGTTCTTGATTGAGATATTTCTTTGATCCAATATGTCTTACCGTATTGAGAATTGAATAGCTTCTTTAAAAAGTTATATTGTATGTTTACCGAGCCTCTATTGAATCCTCTATTTATAACGTCTGTTTGAGGATCTAAAGTTAGTGTGCTATATAAACTAGTAGAAGGATTGGTCGTAAGATAGGGATAATAATCGAATCCATCGTAATCAGAAAGAAGTATGTTTCCGTTTTGATCGTATATAAACAGTTCTATATAATCTTCTTTAGCTCCAAAATTAGAATTTATATAATTATTGGTGATTAACGAAGTATCAACAGAAGAGTATTGTTGACTTGGTATGTCCGATCCTTTTATTTGTACTTGTATTAATTCCATTAAACTAAACTAGTTATTGATGTAAATGATTGATTTATGTCCAATAGTTGTTGACGAAGAGAGTTAATTTCTTCAATAAGAGCCAATTTCTCTGCGTCTATAACTGATCCTCCCACGTATTGTTGACTTCTTTCGATTAATTCAGAATGAGAATTAGTGCCGGTTACCGGAATGTCAAAAAATAGTCTATCGTATTCTCTAAAAAATTGATCAACATTCATGGTACTAGCGCTTATTTCTTGCGGCGCAGTTATTAACTCCCTAAACGAAGTGTCTATTACCTTCGAATAGGTGTTAATTCCATAAACTTTTTTAACTAGTTGAACATTTTCCATTATCTTATTATTTTAAAGATAGAATTATTATCTATTTCTATTGATTCACCGTCAGGTAAAACAGTTTTCAACAATAATTTATAATATCTTTCAGGCTCTAATCCATTCATGTATACATCGAAATAACTGCTTGTGCCATCACAACTTACCTTTGTATAATTATTATCAAAATCAACGACTATATCGTCTGCTTTAACATCTTGTATTGCCCAATAAGTCTGTTGAGGTAAAGCTTTATTGGTAATATACACAGAAGCAGTTGAAAAAGTTCTAGCTGGATATTTGTCTCTTGCGTTTACTCTAAATCTATATTTTCCTGTGTTATATTTAAAACTTCCCACGTTATTGTCAAAAGAAGTAACGAATTGGTTGTTAGATATAATGTTTAAACTTCCTGTTGTATAAGCGCTATCGTCCCATTTCATTTCTAAGGTAGGAGGATATATTGTGTGAGTATCTACAGAGAAGAAGTTTAATGCAATATAACTGCCTGAATTGTTTTCTACTGATGTGGGATGCTTAACTATAAATCCATTGTTATTAACTGATCCACTGAACCATTTGTCTACCATTGAAGTTACGTTCGCATTTATGTCTTTACTGTCTTTATAAGAAAAAGACTGACTGGCAAAAGATCCTGTCCAGTTTCCTCCTCCTGGAGTTAGATAATAAGAACTACTTATCCATGCACTTGAAGTTCCAGGCGAATAGTTAGGACCTTGCCAAGAGGCTCCGTTAATTGTTACTGGATAATCAGAAAATTTACCCGTGCCCATTCCCCAAGAGGAAGAAAGCGCTCTAATCTCTAAGCTGTAAGTAGTGCTTAAGTTTTCAGCGTTAGCCAAATATAATTTTAAACCTGCTTGCCAAGAACCAGTTGCAAAAGATTTTATGGTTTGAATATCTGTATCGGTAAAAGAGATTAAAGATCTTCTTAAATCGTCGTTTAATATTTGTGTATCTGGTTGGGGTTCATATAAGTTTACTGCTATATTAATTCCATTTTTTACAGACACTTCTAATATTTCGTCCAATCCAGTGTTCTGAGTTGGAAATCTAGAATATAGAGTTGTATCCGCCGTAGGAAATATTTTGTATACTGCCATTGTTATTTAATTTAGAATGTTACCACGCGACCTTGAATGTCTGAATTTAAGTATTTTAATTCGAATATTGATGGATCTAAAGATGGATACACTACATTGTTTAGCGTTGCTGCTTGAATATCGTAAGAGTATTTTGAGTATCCATTTGCCTCTCCATATTTGTTTACTATTTCTACTTTCTTAACTGTTTGAACTCCGTCTATTTGATCCAAAACTCCATAAACTTCGGTTAAAATAATAGGTTGATTGATCTGCCAATTTTGAATATTGAAATAGTCTTGTAAAGTCATCAAACATCTTGCTACCACATCTTGACTATTGTAGTTAGGTCTAATTACTACGTCAAAATTACAACCTATATTTATAATGAAAGCCGGTTTTAATTTAATAGAATCGGTCATCATTCTATATTCAAACATGTAATCTTGAATATTTTTTAATAGCGATGGAGTAGGTACACTTAGATATCCTGAAACATCAAGACTTAATACGTACAAACTTATAGCCAAAGGATCTCTTAATCCAGAATTATTTTCTATATAGTTTTTAAATACCGCATCGTCTTTTGTAACGTAAGCTTTTGAAATTTTACCAAATTGAGCGGGCATACACAACGTTCTTGCTAAATAATCCTCTTGAGTCACAGCTCTTAATTGACTTGGAAACTGTAATTGAGTATTGAATCTTAACTCTTGAACAGAATCACCATCTCCACCACCAGCAGCCGGTTGTTCGTTATTAGTAACTAACGTGTAAACAAATGTATTATTTCCAGAAATTGTTTTTGCTATTGGTTTTGTTAATTCTCCCTGTAAAACATTGCTATTCGCTCCTCCTCCAACAAGATACGTGAAAGTGATAGTAGTGCTTTTTGGAGCCAATCCGTAAGTTTGAGTTGTAACAAAATTTGTAGGATCGAAAGAGCTTGATAATAAACTCAATCCTCCATTAGTGTTGCCTACGCTTACTTGATTAGGATCCGGAATAACTGCACTATCAGCAACAGAATTAATTCCAGGTCCAAACTCTATTTGTAATACCGCATTACTTTGAAATCTTGAAGTAAATCTTCTTGGAACTTGTAATTTTTGAATCATGTAAGGAACTTGATTCACATCGTTTATTGTGGTGTTTGCTACAGGTTTTAGAATATAGTCTTGAGCTAAATAGGGAACTTCGTACCAAGTATTACCTGATGAATCCACTGCATCAAGAATAGTAATGATATTGGAATCTTGTAAATTAATAGTAGCGAATCTTTGTGCATTTCCAAAACTAAATTGCTGCGTCTTTATTTGTCCAGATATCGCTTGTGTTTTTTTTGATAGTAAAAAACTTGTAGGATTATTAAAACCATCAAGAGTATAAGCGGTAACATCTGTTGGATCCAAAGAAGATGAAACTCTAAAATCTATTTTTTGAGGACAGTAGAATGTATTAGAACTATTTATATTAGAAGCAACTTGCATTCCTTGATCTACGGAAAAAGCATACGAAAAATCAGGAAGATATTTGCCTGCCGATAATACAGAAGGCACTTGTTGATAAACTTTAAGATCAACTATAGCTGCGCTGGTTACTTTTGGTCTGTAACCTAACATATAAGCCAGACTATATAAATTATTTTTTTGTTTTGCGTATTGTAAAAAAGTCTCTTGTAATTGATTGTCCAAATAGAAAGATAAAACATCTCCAACATAAGAAGCCATTTCAATAAACATGCTACCTGGACTTGCTTGATTAAAATCTTTGTAATTGTCAGGATAATAGGATTTAGCATATTCTATCAAATCAGATTTGAAAGAACTAAAATTCTTATTTAAGTATTTAATATCTACGTTATTGTTCTGCATAATTACATATTTTGTATTTCGAGTACCACACCATCTGTTTCTTTAGAATTTTTTAATGTATAACTAAATTTTATTTTTATTGAACTAGTGTTGGGATCTCCATTAACTGTCAAATTAGATATCGCAACGTTTGGAAAAGTGTTTTCTATTTGAGCTATTAAGGATTGTTTGATATCGTCTAAAGAGGATTGAGCTATTTGTTCGAATAGTCTCGATCTTAAACCGGCCCCAAAAGTTGGATTGAAAGGGCGCTCTCTTCTATCAGTTAATAAGAAGTTGATTAAGTTGTACTTGGTTTGCTCTTTGGTCGTGTACACAGATTGAAACGCTATAGGAGCGGAAAAAGGTATTTTTACTCCTATTGCTTGAGATGGTCTCAAATCGTCTTGTGATATTTGTCTTAAGTTATATGCCATTAAATAGCGCCTTTAGCTTTTAGTTTACTCATTAATTGTGTAAAGTCAGGTACTTCATTTATTTGTACCATACTTGGATCCGAACTTGCTCTTGCTGTTGACAACATACTGTTTACGTCTCCCACTGCCACTTGTTTAGGTTGGAAGAAGCTGGTTGGATCGACTCCAATTGAATCAGGACCTATATTTCCAGTAGTAAAAGACATGTCGTCCATTTCTACCATTGACATTGCGGTCTCGTTTAGTATGCTTGCCAAAGGATTGCCTGAGAAGTTAGCTGCGGGTCTCATTGGTTGCGTGTTTAGAGTTAATGGGACAGCTTTTTTTACAGGTTTAGATTCTTTTATAACCTCTTTTGTAGTGCTGGAGGTTCGAACCTCTTGTAAAATGGCAGGCATCTCTTGACGAATGGCCTTTGCAACCTCTTCCCTTATTAATTTTCTAAGTAAATCTATTTGACTTGTTTTTGCCATATCTTATAAATATTGGTTTATGATACTTTCTTTTTAATTAGCGTACTATACCAGAACTATATTTTCCTCCTGGGTCGGTACTCTTTAAATCTGTTTTTAAATTTTGCACTGAAGCAGCCATTAACTTTCTCATTCTTTTCCTTAACTTTTTACCTCCTGGAAGGTTATTTGCAAAGGCATTAAGACCCAATCCATTCTCTTCGTTTTCGTTATCAGGAGCGTCCAATCCATTAATAATAGAGGTAACGTCTAGGTCGTCTATAGTTATATCAGGATCCCCTAGATTTGCAGTCGACTCTATTAAGATAACTAGATCGGAAGGATTCATTCCCGTAACAGACTTATTAGTGTAACCTCCTGCGCTTAATAACAATTTCACTTCGTTTATTATAATTGTATCGTCAGAAGCATAAGTAGGAGTTGATTGTACCACTTTATTTTTCTTTCCGTCCAAAGCAATACCAAATCTTCTTTTTATGGACAAAGCAATATCTGTAGTTTCTTCGGTAATAATCTCTATAGTGAAATCTCCATAAGTTTTATTCTTGTTATTTACAGAGTCAAAATAATCGTCCATATACTTTTGAAGTGCATCTGCGCCCTCTTTAAGTTCTTGTATAGTCTGATTTAATTCGGCTTTTAGGTCTTCATCGCAACTATCGCAACTATTTAAGTTTCTCGCAATTAATTCTAACTTAGGAATGATGAAAACTACATTATTTAATACGTAAGAAACAACACTTCTAATTAATCCAAGAATTTCGTTTATTTGCGCTAATCTTTTTAAGAAGTATACTAGACCATTATTAAGTATAGCGTCTTCGTAAGTAGCAGAAATGGCAGTTTGGCCACTGACTGTATTGAATACTTGAGGTATAGGCATACCAGAAAAGAAGAAGGCTCTTAATTTATAGAATATTTTTATTAGCAACAAACCTACTCTGATCACCAATTGTAACAAAGAAATGTACTTGACTATGTTGGCCATAATCTTGACAATCGATTTTGCAGTTTTTATTATTGATTTAATAAATGGTACTGCTTTTTTAGGATCTAGTATTTTGTCCAATTGCTTTATAGCTTCGTTAATTTTTCCCTTTGTTAAGGTATTTAATTGCTGTAAAACTGTTTTTGGATCGTTGTACGCTTGAATTACAATACACACAGATCTCACTTTATTCATAGTGTCTATCGTAGTGGTAAAGTCAACATCAGTAAAAGTTCTTAGATCTATTTTTTTATTTAAAGAGCCTATAGCGTTAGTTATAAAATTACTTGATATTGCGGCTTGAGGAAAAGCTTGAGAAAATTCAGCGTCTACCAAAGAAGCCGAAGAATTTACATCGTTTAGATCTTCCAATATAGAAGTAACTTGAGCAATAAGATCTTTTAAAGCTTTTTGAGTTTCAGGATTATTGGATATAAAACTAGAAACAGTAGTGGCCCCTGAATAAAGAGCCATAAATTTATCTATATAGCCTTGTACGTCGTAAGCAAGCTTTTGTATTTGATATTTTTTCTTTTCCAAAGATCCTGCGCTACGAGGAGGAGCTTTTTTAGGATCAAATTTTTGTAAGTTATCAGGTATTTGGTTTGCTGCAAAACTAAAAATAGCACAAAAGTCTATTCCTGCAATTAGATTAAGAATTCTAACCAATCCCATATCTAACGGATTTAAAAAAATTGCACCTGGGGGTTTTGGTTTTCCGTAAAACACTCTAGAAACGCCTTTCTTTATCTTTATTATAGCTTTGGAAACTATACCGACTACTCTCTCTAAACCAGTTGCAAGATCCGCATCAGGAATTAGTTGATTTGCCTTATTTATTAAATCTAATTGAGCGCCTAAATCTCCTGCATTCTGAGCATCGGTCAATTTAGTATTTATCTCTCCAGTTTTTGCTCTTAGATTCGCCTGCTTATTTCTGGTTTCAGTTCTAAAATCGGCTCTTTCCTGCTGCCTTCTTTGTCTAGCATCGTAGTTTGGAGTATTTGCCATCTATCGTGTAAATGTGTTTTTAGAAAGTAATGTTCGCAAAGAGTCTTCTAATTGAACAGCAGCAGCTTCAAGTTGTAAACCTTGATTTTTTATTACAGTTATTGATGCAGCAATATTTTGTTTATTCTCTCCTACACGACCTAATTGAACTCCTATTTCTTTTAAAGCCCCAGTGAATAATTCTAATTGAAACACTAGACTATTTCCAAGAACTACGCTTTCACCAAGAGCCTGAGCCTCATGACCAAGTTCAACTATGTCAGAATCCAAGATAATTTTTTCTTTTGCATCCAAATTAATTGTTTCAGTAGAACACAAAGATACTGCTCTTTTTCCGGCAATAATTACTGCGTCTTTTTTAGAGTGCAATAAAATTCTATCAGAAGATAAAATCACCTGTGCGCCTGTAAATGGAAATTCTAATTTATCTAACATGTTATCCTATTGCTTTTTTATCTTGTGTATTCGCATCTACTTCTTCGTTAGAAATTATTGGAGAGCTCGACATTCTTATGTTATCAGTTCTCTCTTGTGCTTGAGCATTGATTCCTCCAAAAGATCTGAAGTCAAAATTATTCAAATCTTCTATTACTATTTGTTGGTCTTTAGTCAAATATATAGAAGAAAAATCCTTGTTTATGTTTTCTAAAGTAGGAGCAAAAATATCTTTACTATTTTCAGGAGCGCCTTGACCGTTTACAATCATTGTTATTGGACTGCCTTGAGGTCCCTTATTGGACCAATAATTTGATCTTTTTATTTTAGGAGTTGTGCTTCCAAATCTAACCGATTGACCAAATCTAGACTCTAATATAATATCTCCTTCGAAAGGTTTTAGCTTTCTAACCGTATTGGTCTCTTTAAAATATTCTCCCAAAAATAGCTCTACAGTAGTATCGCCTTTACCGGAAATATTAGGATGAGAAGAGTAGTAGTCCAACAAAAACTGTTGGTATTCTAACATATTTGGAAACGCACTATGATTTGGATTGAATTTCCAAAGATTGTAAGGAGGTAAATAAAACAATTGCTTTGATTGAAAGTCGTCGTTTAGCGCTTCACTAGGGCCTGGAAATATTATTACAATTTCGTTAATCAGTGGGTATTGATTAATGAAACTAAAGAATGGATAAGCATAGTCGCTTACGCGTTTGCTTTTACTAGTGGTTAAACTAGTATACAAAATCTCAAAACTTATTTTACCCAAGTCTCCAAAGCTTTTAAAATCTGGGTCGGTTTCTTTTGTGCCTTCTACTAGATCTGACAGCACAATACTACTGACTCTTCCTATAATGTAGAAAAAGCCGGATTTAGTGACTGCAGATCCTTCAGGTCTTCCAGTTTTATAGTTATTTTTTCTTGCCATTACGCTTTAGGTAATTGTTTAGTGCCTTGTCCTATTGAAGTTACCTCGCTCATTAATTGCTCTATGTCTTTCTCGCTTAAAAGTCCTCCGTCTTCTACAGACTTGTCCTTGGCATCCGCAGATTTTTGAAAAGCACTAAGTATTTTCATTAGCACTTCATCGTTTTTAAGGCTAGAATCCAATAGGCCTTTAATCATGGGCACAAGAACGATAGCGTCGCCAGGACCTTCTATCATGTCAGCAAGACGTAATATCTCTGATTTTATTGATGAATCTTGTGACTTGTGTTTGTTATAGACCTCTTCCACCAAATTCGCCAATGTCTTGCCAGGGAAGATTTCTTTTTCTAGTTCCATACGATTTTTTTAAATAAATATCACTGGTCTACATTTTCAATATGGTGATCCAAGACCTCCTTGTAAACAACTTTAAGCTTCTTTATGACCTTGGTTATTGTATTTGATTGGCAATCGGTCATCTCTTTTATGTATATGAATAGAGCTTTTTTATTGAAAATGTCTATGTTTTCCCTTCTTTTGAACACTTCTAATATAGCATCGGCCACTTTTACCTCTTGATCCTTATCGAATAGTCTCATTAGATTTTCGTCCACATATTTTATAAACTCATCTATGACCGATACTCTATTAATATCGGTGGAATCCGGTTCTAGCACTAAAGTTTCATGAGTTTTATCGGAATTGTCTATCTCTTCAATTTGCATTTTGGAGACCATCTTTTTGTAATTCTTTTGATTGTAGATGATCAAATACCTTTTAGCAATGGTACCAAAATAGGAATAGGCTTTGCCCTTTGATTGATCGTAAAGGTGTAATTTTTGCAAAAGAAAAGAGATAACTTCGAACTTAAGATCTTCAATGTTATCTACTTCTGTGTAGTAAAACTTAAAAGTATGAATGATATTCTCAGCTAACTTATAGAAAGCATAGTGAATTTCCTTATTATAGATTTGATTTGCTACCGCTTGATTAGGAGCCGAACGATACCTTAGAATGGCCTCTTCAGTTTCAGAAGTAAAGTAAACGTTCTTAGTTTTTGGTTTTCTTTTTCTAGGTGTACCTTTTATGGTAAGACCTATATCCACTTCTTGTTCAGCCATTAGTTCTTCTGCCATAGTTTATTTTCTCCCCGTAAATTGTTGAACGCGTAATTGAATTGCTTTAATTGTTTCGAATAGAGCCAATAATTCTGGGTCTGATTGAACCCACATTGTCATGTCTATTTTGTTTACCAATCCGTTAAAATCGTCCATTAAAGAAAGCGTTTCATTAACGAAACTGCTTTGATTAATTACAATCTCTTCTAAACGTTTATTTTTTCTATAAAGATTGTATACTACGGCGCCAATAATAGTGACAAACCATAATACTAGTGCAATTGTTCCTGTCATTTTAATTAAATTTGTGTTTCTACTCTTGAAGCCATTAAATCGGCTTGATGTAGTATGTAAGGTAAATTAGATTTTAATTCAGAGTCAGAGCTATACGTAATGTAGTACGCCTTATTTGATTCTTCGTACAGTCCATCGTGTAATTTGATTGCTAAGAATTCATTTTCGCTAACAGAAATATTCGCTTGCTGTAAGTAGAATAGACTACGATCTGCAATTCTCATGTGAGTAATATTGGTGTTGTATTTAAAATGAGCTCCTTGCTTTTCTACGTGCCAAGAAGAGTCATTGGGAATATAGAAAGGCTGTTCATTAGTGCCCAACTTACCAAGATCATGATTAATTGCAGAGAATACTAGTTCTTCAACTGTATAATCTTTCTTCTGACCAAAGCGCTCCCATACTTTATCCATAACTAAAGAGGCTTCAACTACTCTGTTAACATGTTCAACGTACCCACCTGGAAAACAGTTATGATGCGATAGTTTAGTGGAAGCTGGACTGATGGCTAAAGTAACTTCTCTAGCTTTGTAAAATTCCAGTAACGCATCTTTTCTGTCAGAGGCGATGTACTTGTCTATGTAACCGTAAAACTTCTGTAAGTTCTCAAGGATCTGTTCTTCTGTTAATTTTTTCATAACTTTTATTTTTTGATTAATTGTCGTGCTCAGTGTTTATTAAATGTTCAATCTCTCTAAGTTTCTCTTGCATTCTCTCTAAAGTCGCTTTCAACTCTTGTGGAGGACGTAATTGGGAAATTTGGGAATTTTGGTACATGATCATATTGACCATCTCGCTTAATTTTTTAATTACTAGGTTTTTGTATCTCATGTTTATAATTTAATAATTTTTTATCGCATCTATGATATTATCTATCGAGTACATGCCTTTAGTTGATAGATTCTCAGATATCACTTTTATTTTTCCTATATCAGAGTGTTTCTCTGCAATATAATATATCTTCCCGTTCAAATTAACCATTGGATAAGAATCCACTCCAGTTATATTCTCTATGTTATCGCACATATTGGGGTACTCTTCGCAAGGAATCGATTCGTACTTAATTTTTAAGTTGTCTAAAGTTGCTTTTAGTTTTTTACATTTATCGCAACCTTGTAAAACGTATACTTCTAACTTATTCTTCATATTCAATGTCATTAAATTCAGGATCCAATTCATTCATTAACATTATCCAAGTATCTTTTTGCTCTTGAGTCATCTGTTCGTAGTACATACTTAGATATAGGTATATCCCCTGCAGTTCGTCCTCTGTTAGCTGCGGTTTTTCTGTTTCTTTATTTTCTGTATTCATATATATGCTGCTGTTGTTTTCCCCCTGTAGTAGAAGGTTTTAAAAATAATTATTTTATGGGACAAAAAGAAATATAAGTTCTAAGTACGCTCAACAAAGATTAATTTTTTTTGTTCGAACTATTTTTTGTATATTAGATTTATGGAGAACGAACAATTAGTTTTGGGGCTTTTGGAATCTGTGTTGGGAAAATCAAAACCCGACAAAAATAAGAAGGACCACGCATTCCATTGCCCTATTTGCAATCACAAGAAACCAAAGTTGATAGTAAACATTTCAACCGGGCAATACAACTGTTGGACCTGTCACCCCGCGACAAAAGGCAAAACGCCGGTGTCTTTATTTAAGAAGCTTGGTGTAGATAAACCTCGAATGGTGGAGATGAAAGGCTACTTTTCCAACGATAGAACCAAGATAGAAGACGTAGAAACTGAAAGAGTATTTTTGCCTAAAGAATTCATTTCAATGACCGATAACGATAAATCTTTGGAGTATCGTCACGCAGCCGTATACTTAAAAAGTAGAGGAATAAACGAATACGATATAAGAAAATACAACATTGGGTACTGTAAAACTGGAAGGTATAGAAATAGAGTTGTGATTCCTTCTTACGATAAAAATGGTCAAGTTAATTACTTTATTGCGCGCTCATTCGAAAAGGATCCGTATCAAAAGTACGACGCTCCTTCAATCCAAAAGACAGAAATAGTCGGCATGGAGTACTTTGTAAACTGGTCAGTACCAATAATACTTTGCGAGGGAATATTCGACGCAATTGCAATAAAAAGAAATGCAGTTCCTCTATTTGGCAAATCAATTCCAAAGGCACTGATGTTGAAACTTGTGGAATCTCAAGTAAAAACAGTATATTTGGCCTTGGATAAAGATGCGCTTAAAGAAGCATTGACTTATTCAGAACAGTTGATAAATCTAGGTAAGGAAGTTTATTTAATACAATTAGAAGGAAAGGATCCTTCTGATTTAGGTTTCGAAAATATGACAAAATTATTACAACAAGCAAAGCCGTTAACATTCGGTGAGATCATTCTCAAAAAAATGATGGGTTAAACCATGATAAGAAAAATATTTCAAGTAAGTGATATTCACATTAGAAATTTCAAAAGACACGAAGAGTACAGAAGAGTTTTCGAGAGACTTTACGACTACATTAAAGCAAATTTTACAGAAGACGATCTAATCTGTTTGACAGGAGATATCGTTCATGCCAAGACAGACGTAACTCCAGAATTAGTAGAAGAGGTACAAAACTTTCTAAAAACATTGGCAGACATTGGAAGAGTCTTATTGATTCCAGGCAATCACGATGCAAACTTAAATAACGGCCATAGAATGGATGCGTTGACTCCTATCGTTAATGCTTTGAACCATCCTAATCTAACCTATCTTAAGAAGACTTGCGCATTAGACATTTACAACAACAACGTTACTTTTTATCACTGGTCGGTTTTTGACAGTCACACCGAGTATCCAAAATGTTTCGGTACTCAAGACGACTTTAAGATCTGTTTGTATCACGGACCGGTTAGCGGCACAGTTACTGAAAGCGGCTTCGGTCTTTTCGAAAACGACGTGAAAGTAGACGATTTTGAAGGCTTTGACTTAGTTTTACTAGGCGATATACACAAGACTCAATTCCTAAACGAAGCCAAGACTATTGGATATCCAGGATCTTTGGTACAACAGAATCACGCAGAGTCTTTAGTACACGGCATATACGTTTGGGACGTTGCGACTAAGTCTGCAGAGTTCGTAGAGATAGAAAACGATACTGCTTTCTACACAATAGAAGTGGACGCTGGCATCTATCAACCGTTACCAAAACTACCCAAGAATCTTTACCTAAGAGTCAAATATAGAAACACAGATCAGTCGGAAATCAAGAGAATAGTAGCTGAAATCAAGCAAGAATACAACGTATTGGAAACTTCCTTGATGAAAATAAGAAACTTCACCAACTCTTCCAACGAAAATAAGAAGCTTAACGTACACAATGTAAGAGACGTTGACTATCAGAACTCAATAATGATAGAATTCTTAAAAGAAAAGTTCGATTTAGACGAACAATCGATAAAGGACATCTGCGAGATAAACAAAATAGTGAACAACTCTTTACCAAAATCCGAAGTTCCAAGAAACTCAATTTGGATTCCCAAGACTTTCGAATTCTCTAACATGTTTAGTTACGGAAAAGGCAACTTTATCGACTTTTCTAACATGGCTGGAACCTACGGCATCTTTGCACCAAACGCTAGCGGTAAATCTACTTTATTGGATTCTATCGCCTACTGTATATTTGACAGATGCTCTCGTACAACTAAGTCAGCGCAAGTAATGAACAGTAATTCTGACTCATTTAAGTGCAAATTGGTCTTTGAATTGAATGGAGTGGAGCATACTATAGAAAGAAAGGGATCGAAACAAAAATTGGGTAACGTAAAAGTCAACGTGGACTTCTATTATACAGATCAAGACGGCAATAAAGTGTCTTTAAACGGTAAAGAAAGAAACGACACTAACAAAAGCATTCAAAATGTTATGGGTAATTACGAGGACTTTGTTCTTACTGCGTTATCCATGCAAAACAACAATACAGGTTTTAT